TCGCACTAGCGCCTCCGCAGGCAGCCTCAGCAACCCAACAGATGCATACTTCGGTTTCCAGACCGCAGAAAGCGCAGGCAGCACAACCTTCGCCAAATCGACCATTGATCTTGTCCGCCCCCGCGGCGGCATGGTCGGTGCTATGTTTGGTGTAGCCAATGGACAGGCCGAACGTTCTGTAGAGTTTACTCTAGACGACATTTCTGGCTCCCAGGGTGTCTGGGTGAGTGGATCCCACTCCTCTAACTCCCTTACCTATGTGAACGGCGCCGTAAGCGGCGTTCTCGACCAGGGTTACGATCGTTTCACAGTGCCGGTTTACGGTGGCTTCGATGGTGTGGATATCACCGAGATGGACCCCTTCAACTCTAGCACGAACAACATTGGAACGACTGCCTCTGAGACTAACAACTACGTCTTTAACTCAATCCGACGCACAATGGATGCCATTTCGGATCCTGAGGTTGTTGAGATGAACTTGGCAACGATGCCAGGACTTCGTAACGAAGGTCTTACCACTAACTTGGTAAACATCTGCGAGGATCGAGCAGACGCTCTGGCAATCATCGATTTGCCACAGGGCTATCTCCCACGTGAGCAGAGCAAGGCGTCCGCTGCCACGCGTCGGGGTAACACTCAGTCAAGTATTACGCAGGCTGTAAATGGACTACGTGACCGCGGACTCAACTCTTCCTACGGTTGCACCTACTACCCATGGGTTCGCGCCCGAGACACCATCAACGGCGCATTCGTATGGCTGCCACCATCCGTTCCTGCTTTGGGTACATTCTCTAGCTCGCAGCGCAAGACGCAGGTCTGGTTCGCTCCAGCCGGCTTCAACCGTGGTGGACTCACAGAAGGTTCCGCAGGTATCCCAGTTGTTGACGTAGCACACCAGCTGCGCCGCAAGGATCGTGATGACCTTTACACAGCAAACATTAACCCAATCGCCAAGTTCCCAGCAGAGGGTATCGTAATCTTCGGTCAGAAGACCCTCCAGGTTACACCTTCTGCACTTGACCGCATTAACGTTCGCCGCTTGATGATCTTTGTGAAGAAGCGCATTTCCCAGATTGCATCTGGACTGCTCTTTGATCCGAACGTCAAGCAGACATGGTTGCGCTTTACGGCACAGGTCAATCCATTCTTGCAGGATGTGAAAACAAACTTCGGTTTGTCAGACTTCAAGGTGGTACTCGACGATACAACAACCACACCAGAATTGGTAGATCGGAACATCATGTATGCTCAGATTTTCCTCAAGCCAACACGAGCTATTGAATTTATTGCAATCGATTTCAATATCTCGCGAACTGGAGCCTCGTTCGTCGATTAAGAAAATGAGGGAGGTTTACGCCTCCCTCACTATATAATATAGGATAACAGGAGATTACTTAAATGCCATTTTGGACAAGCGCACTATCAGAACCACGGAGATCGCATCGCTTTTTGCTTTCTCTGCCCAACCTTTCATCAGCAGATCAGGCGTTTGCCTACGAGCAGTATCTCGCTAAGTCTGTAACGAAGCCATCGTTTACGATTGGTGAAACTCCTCATAAGTTCTTGGGTAATACCTACTACTATCCCGGAAGTGTTGAATGGAACACTGTCGAAGCTACTATTGTTAACGCCATCAATCCAGATGGTAACCAGATCCTTTATGATGCTCTCTTGACTTCTGGGTATCTTATTCCTACAGCACAGGAGGACATTTTCCTCACCGCTGGGCAGCCCCCTAGCACGCCAAACAAGCAAGGTGCTGTGGATGCTCTGGGGAATGTGATCTTCGAAGAACTTAACGGTGAGGGTGGATTAGTGGGCACATGGAAACTAAATAACGCCTTTATTACCAATGCAACATTTGGTGACCTTAGCTACGACACAGACGATCTCCTTAACATTACCATCACTTTCAGGTATGATTGGGCTCAGTATGATTCTGGTCCTGCAGTGCCTGCTGTGACAGACCTCTAAGATCGAAAGAAGGTGACTTTTGTCAAGACGAAATAATAACGAGCGGCTTGGCGCACCGCACCCAGACGCGCCAACACCCCTAACACAGAACCCCGCAGGAGATCTTTTCTCCTTTGTAACCCCCACAGAGTTCGTGGAACTCCCTAGCCGGGGACTCTCCTATCCCGCTGGACACCCGCTGTGCGGACAAGAGACTGTTGAAATCCGACATATGACCGCCAAGGAAGAGGACATTCTTACTTCCGAGACGCTGCTAAAGAATGGACTCGCGATTGATCGCCTGGTTCAGTCAGTCATTGTGGACAAGAGTATCGCCGTTGATTCGCTACTAGTGGGAGATAAGAATGCTATTTTGGTTGCAACCCGTATCACTGGCTTCGGTCCGCTCTATGAGGTTGCAATTACTTGCCCAGCCTGTTCCGCCAAGACAACACAGGAATATGATCTATCTGAGCTGGCTCACACAACTGCGGACGACACCGGTGTGGAACTCTCCGAGAATGGGCACTATCAAGTAACCCTACCGAGAACTCAGATTGTTGTGGAGATGAAGATGTTGACATCGCGAGATGAGAAGACCCTCACCAAGCAACTAGAGATGCGAAAGAAGAAGAAACTACCAGAGAATACAGCAACTCTCTTGTTAAGTTCAATCATCGCCTCTGCGAACGGTGTGACCGATAGAACGCAGTTATTGAAACTGGCTGAACTACTGCCTATTCAAGATGCCAAGCATCTACGTACAGTATATGAAACAGTTAAACCCGATATCGATATGAACGTTGATTTCATTTGTGGTGAGTGTTCGCATGCTGGAACGGCGGTGATGCCTTTGACGGCAGACTTTTTTTGGCCTAACTCCTAGCTATCAAGAATCTGTATACGAAGAGTTCTTTACCCTTAAGCACTATGGAGGCTGGTCCTTTACAGAGTCCTACAACCTCCCTATTGCGTTGCGACGCTGGTTTGTTAACCGTTTGGTTCAAGAATTTGAGAAGCAAAATGAAGAAGTGGAAAAAGCACGCCGTAGCTAACGCTGCGGCTTTTGCTTTATGGGACTATTTAATATATCTCCAGAGGTTTAATAATGGAAGAAAAGAAAAAACTTTATTTAAACGCTAAAGGAAAAACTTTGAACGAGCGTGTATATACGCAGTTTGCGCATGATGTCCGCGGGATGCTGATCTCTCTATACGATGCGGGAATTGACATTCCTATGCATTTGGTGGGGCGCCCCGAACAGATCGATAGCTTTATGACAGCCCTCAAGAAGGAGAAGCGCTATATGGACTCCTATATGCGCAACGGACTCGACAACCACAAAACGATGAGTTCGAAGTATCAGCTCGACAATGCTGTAAAACAGTTTGAATACGAAACCGGTCTTAAGTGGCCCTTCAAAAACTAGAGGCTAAATAGATGCCGCCGAATCAAGAAACCCCCGAAGAAAGGCTACTGAGACTCCAAAAAGAGGCCGAGCTAGCCGAAAAGATCAAGAATGCGTATACAGCCCAGACCGACGAGATCTCGAAGCTTAAGGACGCCGAACTTCAACATCTCAAAGCCAAAGAGGCAGTCCTGGCGGAATCCGTCAAGCAGGGAGACCAAGATGAGCGGACCATCTCGTCCCTGATCGAACTTCGAGAAAGGATCAAGAACACCACTGAAGAGTTGGATAAATTTAAAAAGGAAATGGGGCAAGGCAAAGAGAAGGCCGAACAACTGCTTAGTTCCCTGTTTAAGGTGGGAGGATTCTCTCAAAAGCTTGTACAACTCATACCTCGCAGCGCCACTCAAATGAAGGGTTTCGCCAAGTCCCTCACCGTCGCTAAGTTTGCGAGTTCAGCCCTCACAGCCGCGGGATCAGCGCTCATTAACTCCACTGTCGCACTTGCTAAAGCGCAGGACGAAGCTATTTCCTCATTCCGCCAAGCCACGGGCGCCTCGAAGCAATACAACTCCGAGATCACGCAAACCGAACGTCGCAACTTCATTGCTGGAGTGTCCGCCAAAGACGCCGCTGCAGGTTTCAATACACTCTATAGTAGCTTCTCGGCATTTACGCAACTTAGTGATTCACAACGCGATACCTTAGAAGACACCACTGTTCTCTTACAGAAGCTTGGGGTTGATGCCGGCACCACAGCCGCCATCTTTGATCAGGTCTTTCGAGCCGCAGGCGGTTCCGTGGAGGACGCGAATGACACAATGCTAGAGATTGCAGGAACGGCAAAGTCACTCGGGGTACCCATGAAGCAACTAGCCGATGACTTTACAAGTGCTTTTGGTACCCTGGTTCAGTATGGAAACCGCGCCAATGAGGTGTTTAAGGGACTCGCAGTACAAGCTAAGAATACGGGACTTTCGGTGGGAGACCTCATCAAGATCACGGCCCAGTTCGACACATTTGATGGTGCCGCGCGCTCCGTTGGTCGCCTCAACGCGATTTTGGGCGGGCCATACCTTAACTCGATTGACATGTTAAATGCTTCTGAGGAGCAGAGAATCGAGATCCTCACACGACAGGTAGAAATGGCTGGTATCCAGTTCGACGCGCTCGAAAAGTATGAGCAACGCGCGATCGCTGCCTCACTAGGCATGAGCGTAGAAGAAGCAAACCGCCTGTTTAGAATGGGGGAAGAACAATATCAGCTGGACGCGATGCGACAAAAAGAATTGCTTGAGCAATCTCGGGAAGTTCAAACCATTGCGCAGGAGCTAAAGTCAATGTTTATGGCGTTGGCGGTAGATTTGCGTCCACTCATTGATGACTTTATTAAGCCGCTGATCAAGGGTATCGCAGCAACGGCGCGCGCTTTCGGCGCGATGTCAAACAGCTTAAGTAATGCGACTAAGCTGCTGCTTCC